CGGCTCCGAAGGGTTCAAGGTCAAGGCGCTGCAGGAGAAGCTGATCTCGCTCGGCTACCACGTGGTCGCCGACGGCGATTTCGGCCCGGCCACCCAGCGCCAGGTTGTCTCTTTCCAGGCCGACCACGGCCTCAAGGCGGATGGCATCGTCGGTCCTGCCACGGAAGCGGCGCTCGAGTCCGCGGTGCCGGTCACCGAGCAGCCCGGCGGCACCCGCGAGGATCTGACCGTCAAGGATCTGCGTGAGCGCGGCTCTCAGACCATCAAGCACACCGATCGCCTCAAGCGCGCGGCGGCGACCGTCGCCACCACCGGGGCGGTGGCGGAAGGCGCCGACCAGACCGATTTCCTGTCGAATCTCGGCCTCGGCAAGATCGCCGAATACGTGACGGACGTCCGGACCTCGCTGGCGCCGGTCCTCGAATGGTGCACGAGCCATTGGGTGATCATCGCCATCGTGGTCGCCGCGCTGGTGTGGTTCGTCGCCCGCCAGATCCAGCAGCGCCGGCTCAGCGACGCCAAGGAATGGAGGCATGTCGGATGACCTGGCTCGTCTCGATCGGCCTCAGGATCGCCGGCTGGCTCTCCGGCTCGACCGTCGGCCGCACTGTCCTGGCCGGGCTGGTGACAACCGCGATCGTGCTGTTCGCCCTGGCGCGGGCCTTCACCGCCGGCAAGACCACTGAGCGCAACCGGCAGGCCGCGCGTTCCCTCAAGACCCTCAGATCAAGGATGCGAAGCGATGATGAAATATCTCGCCTTTCTCCCGCTGCTCGCCGCGACCGCCTGCGTGAGTGGGCCGGCGAGTAATTCCTGCGACGGCTGGCGCCCGATCCGCCCGGCCGCCACCGATATCAGCGCGGCGTCGGACACCCTGGTCCGCCAGATCGTCGAGCACAACGAACACGGCCGCCGGGTGTGTGGCTGGAAGCGGAAGGGCAAGTGACCATGATGGAAGCCTTCGAAGACGCCTTGATGGCGCTGATCGACAAGCATATCGCGGACGGCGAAGACCCCGAAGAGATCGTCTCGGCGATGGAGTTGCGCGTCATGGCAATGAATGAAGCGGTCGAGGACTGAACGATGCCCGACCCGATGCATCACGGCTCCACCTTCGACGAGCGCACCGCCAACAACACCGTTCGGCACCAGTACCGGACACTCACCGATCGGGAGAAGGAACACGTGGCGCTCGTGAAGATGCGCGGCGAGGAGCTGCTGGCGCTCTTCAAATCGCTGGGCACCAGCCGCGAATTGTCGCTGGCCCGGACCAAGACCGAAGAGGCGGTGATGTGGGCCGTCAAGCACATCACGAGCTAGGTGCCGATGATCGCCGAATACAAGGACGTCCTGATTGCCGTCAGCCTGCTGATCTCCATCGGCGGGACGATCTACACGTTCCTGACCCGAACCGCCAAGCACGCGGACCAGGAAGTCGCCGCCCTGAAGAAGCGCATGGACGCCGAGGAGCACAAGGTCGCCAGGCTCGAGGCGGTCGTCAGCCAGCTGCCCAGCAAGGACGAGGTCCACGAGATCAAGCTGTCGATCGCCAAGATGGACGGCGCGATCGCGGTGCAGACCGAGGCTATGAATTCGGTGCAGCGGACGATGATGCGGATCGAGGGCTACCTTCTGGAGAAGGGCAAATGAGCTACTCCGAACATGTCGACCGGGACGTCCGGCTGATCATCCTGAGGACGCTTCACGGCGAGGCGGACTACACGCTGAATTCGACCCTTCTGCAGCGCCGGATCGAAACCTTCGGACACGTCAAGTCGCGCGATTACGTCCACGCCCAGCTCGGCTGGCTGCGCGACGAGGTCGGCGCCATCACCCTCACCGAGGCAGGCTCGATCCTGGTCGCCAAGCTGACCCGGCGCGGCGCCGATCATGTCGAGCTGCGCTCCGTCCTTCCCGGCATCGGCCGTCCCGGCCCGGGAGCCTGATCATGGGGAAGGGCCGCGGCCGCCTGTCGGCGATCGAGAAGCTGCCCGGCGAATGCGACAGCGTGATCGCCTGGGCGGCGAATGAACTGCAGGACCGCGACCGCACCCAGCAGGAGATCTACGAGGAGTTCTTCGGCAAGCTCCAGGAGCTTCAGGCGGAGTATCGTGGCGAGCTGGAATTCTCGATCCCTTCGAAAAGCGCCTTCAATCGCTATTCGATCCGGCTCGCGGTGATGACGCGGCGGCTCGAGGAGACCCGCGCCATCGCCTCCTCGATCGCCGACCGGTTCGACGCGGAAGCGTCCGACGACCTCACCCTGATCGCGGCCGAGGCGATCAAGACGCTGGTCTTCGAGGTGCTCACCCAGGCCGGTGACGCCGGCGTCGATCCCAAGGGCGCCATGCAGCTCGCCGCCGCGCTGCGCTCCGCCGCCCAGGCGCAGGGCGTCTCCACGGCGCGAAGGCAAAGAATCGAGAAGGACTTCAAGGGCAAGGTCGACGAGGCGATCGAGGCCGCGGGCGAAGCAACCGGCGAGGATGGCGCCGAGGTGCTCAGGAAGATCCGCCAGGACATCTACGGGATCTTCGATGAGTAGCAGGCCGGCGGTCCCGCTCTTTGCCTATCAGCGCCGGTGGTTCCTGGACCGTTCGCGCTTCAAGATCGGCAAGTTCGCCCGGCAGACGGGCAAGACCTTCACCACGACGCTGGAGATCACCGACGACGGGTTCGAGCATGCGGTCCAGGGCCGGCGCACCCGCTGGGTGGTCCTCAGCCGCGGCGAGCGCCAGGCCCGCGAGGCGATGGAGGAGGGGATCAAGCCGCATTGCAAGGCCTATGGCCTCGCCTTCGAAGCGGCGGAATTCGACTGGCAGGGCCAGGAGGGCAGCTACCGGGCGCTCGAGGTCGAGCTGCCGCACGGCTCGAAGATCACCGCGCTGCCCGCCAACCCGGACACGGCTCGAGGCTTCTCCGCCAACGTGTTCCTCGACGAGTTCGCTTTCCACAAGGATTCGAACGCCATCTGGAAGGCGCTTTACCCGGTGATATCGGCCGGCTGGAAGCTTCGGATCACGTCGACGCCGAACGGCAAGTCGGGAAAGTTCTACGAACTCGACACGGCCAACGACGACACTTGGAAGCGGCACGTGGTCGATATCTACAAGGCCGTCGCCGACGGGCTGCCGCGAGACATCGACGAACTGCGGGCCGGTATCGCCGACGAGGATGCCTGGGCGCAGGAATACGAGCTCAAGTATCTCGACGAGGCGAGCGCCTGGCTCCCCTACGACCTGATCTCCTCCTGTGAGGACGAGAATGCCGGACGCCCGGAACTCTACCAGGGCGGACCGTGTTTCGTCGGCCGCGACATCGGCCGCCGGCAGGACCTGCATGTCATCTGGGTCTGGGAGAAGGTCGGCGACGTGCTCTGGGAGCGCGAACGGATCGAGCAGAAGCGCGAGACCTTCGCCACGATGGACATGGCCTTCGATGAGGTGATGACCCGCTACAAGGTGGCGCGCGCCTGCATCGACCAGACCGGCATGGGCGAGAAGGTGGTCGAGGACGCGCAAGCCCGATACGGCCATGTGATCGAGGGCGTGCTGTTCACGGCGCCCAACAAGCTGATCATGGCGAACGCCGGCAAGGAACGGTTCGAGGATCGACGGGTCCGGATCACCGAAGGCGACGTGAAACTCCGGGCCGATTTGCACAAGCTGCGGAAGGTGTCCGGGCCGACCGGGGCGCCGCGCTTCGTCGCCGAACGCGACGACGATCACGCCGACCGGACCTGGGCGGCGTTCCTCGGCATCAATGCCGCCTCGGGCGGCCAGGTCGAGTACGACTACCGGCCCGTCACCCAGGACGACGATCGCAATGACGACGAGAACGGTCGGGGCTGGTGGCGGCGACCGCTCGGCGTGCGCATTCGGGGGGCGATTTGAATGACAAATACCCGAGCCACACAGAAGCCCGTCAGGGCCTCGGAACCGGGGGCGGGACGGGCGTGTACCCGCCGGAAGGGCCTACATGGCCCACACGGCGTTCAAATGCCGTTTGATTTC